AAATAAGCCAATGGGAAAAAAAGCATATTATGAGAATTTAAACAACAACGTATTTATTGTAATGTTGTTGCCAGCAAGAACTGATACAAAATGGTTTCATAATTACATATACAAAAGACAAAATGCAAAAATCGAATTTATAAAAGGAAGATTAAAGTTTAATGATGGTAAGCAATCAGCACCGTTTCCTAGCATGATTGTAATATATGAAAATGAGGAGGTATAAAAATGCATTATAAAAAGAACTTTGGATATGAAGAAAGCAAAGATGAGTAATAATGAAAATAGAAATATGGTATACAATAGAAAAACATAATGGAGAATGGACAGTATGGATGAATAAAATGGGGGAAAAGTCTTGTGGCAGTTTAGGAGTATACACAGCAAAACACAAAAAAGATTGTATAGAATATTGCAAAAACAAAGGAATAAAGGTAGAAAAGAAATGACAAATATATATGCACTTTATAAGGGGGAAGACTATATAGGGGACGGAACTATTCCTGAACTAGCAAAATTATCAGGGTTAAAAAAAGAAACAGTAGAATTTTATAGAAGCCCAATATCACAAAAACGAAAAAAAGACAAAAGCAAGGGCTATCATGTAGTTTTATTAGAAAAAAATATTAAAAACAAAAAAAGTATGCTATAATATTATTGTGACAACTAGTCACATCAAGACCCCCTGAAAGAGCGATCACCTCGCTCTTCTTTTATATTTGCCAAAAATGACAAAATAATGATATAATATTGCCATGAAAAAATATATAATACCAAAAATGCCGTGGAATTATATATACTTTGAAAGAGTGTAATGTGTTTTTATGCTCTTTTTTTATAAATAGAAAGGGTTATATGAAAGAAATAAAGAAAGAAATGATAAAAATATTTCATATTGATAAACTTGGTTTTGATATGATGGGATATAAATTTAAAAGAAAAGGCGATTTGTCATATCATCATTTAATTGTGCCGTGTAGATTAGAAGGTCCAGTATTATTTGATAATGGTGCTATATTAAGACAAAACACAAGCCATGATTATTTACATATAATAGAAAGAATAGATCCGGATATATTTTACGCAATAACAAGTGAACTAATAGATGAAAATATATTAAGAAAGATAGAATATAAAAATTTAAGCAAAATAAGAGAATTATTATTACTTTTTGAGCGAGAACATGATGCTGATACCAACAAAAAAGGCGAATACATACTAAAAACAAATTATATAGAAGAAAGAATAACAATGGCGGAGGCAGAAGAATGGACGAGATAGATTTTAAAGAATGTGAGTTTATTCATGAACAAATGAGATATTTTACTTTTGGTGATTTTTTTAAAGAAAGAAAAGCTATAAAAAGATTATTTAATGAAATGAATAAGAATGGTAAAAGATTTTATATGTGGTATGTGTATTCAAATACGCACATAGGGTTAAATAAAAAGAATGCAATATGGGATTATCTAAATGGATATCTTGAAGATTACGAATTGAAAGGGATATATGGAGACGGAAAAAATAATTAAATATGGTAGAAAAGTAAAAGATGGAATAATGACTTGGGAAGGAGCAACCGAGTTATTTAATGCAGAATATGGAACTAATTTATCAAAAGAAGGGTTAAGAAATCGTTATAAAAGAATAAAAGACAAATATGAGCCACAAAAACAATTACAAAACACAGAATATGAAACCCATAATGAAGATGGAACAATAGAATTATGTAAAGAAGTCTGGTTTTCTAAAGATGAAATAAAAACACCAGAAATGATATTAAATGCTTTTGGTTATAATCCTGAAGAATGGGACTTAATAAGTTGGTCTTTTGGTAAATGGGAAGTAGCTATAAAAGATGAAGAACAAAACAGAATTTGTACTACAATAAGAGCTAGAGTAAAGCCAAAAGCACATAGAGAAATAACATTAGAAAGTTATATAAAAATAGCTAAAGAAGAGTTTTCTAAAAACATAGTGCCTATACCATTTAGAGAAAAACAACAACTAGATGAATTAGATAAGAACAAATTATTAGAACTACCTGGTTTAGAATTACACCTTGGTAAAATGGCTTGGAGTGGAGATACAGGACAAGATTATGACAAAGATATAGCTCAAGATAGATTTTATAGGATATTAGAAGAAATAGTAGAACAACAAGAAATAGAAAAATGTGATACTTGCTTATTATGTATAGGAAATGATTTTTTTAATAGCGATACTATTAATGCAACAACAACTAGGGGAACACAACAAACAAATGATTTGCGTTGGAAAAAGATGTATAACATAGGATTAGAACTACATATAAAGGAAATAGAAACATTAAGAGAATTATTTAATACAGTAGAAGTAAGATATTGTCCTGGAAATCACGATACAATGGCTAGTTTTTATTTATATATGGCATTAGCTTGTTATTATAGAAATGATGAATCAATTAGATTTGTAGATGATTTTAAAGAAGTACAATGTTTTGAATGGGGAAAATGTGCAATAGCATTTACACACGGATATGGTAATCTAAAAAGATTAATAAAAAGTATTCCAATAGAGTTTAGAGAACAATGGGCCAGATGCCCGTACTTTGAATTACATTTAGGACATTTACATAAAGAAATGGTTGTAGATGATGATAGTGGAATGATAACAAGACGAGTAGGAAGTCCAACAGGAACAGATCAATATCATTATGAAGAAAGATATATAGGTGCTACACAAAAATATCAAACATTTATATGGCACAAAGAAAAAGGTTTAGAAAATATAAAATATATTAATTTTGATAATAAAAAAAAACTAATAAGAACACTTAAATTATAGTTATTTGATAAAAAAACAAAATATGATATAATTAATGCAAATAAAGGGTGATACCAATGACAGATGTCAATCTTAAAGAATGGCTTGAAGAAGATAAAATTGTATTATTAGAAGGTTGGGCTAGAGATGGCTTAACTTATGAACAAATTGCAAATAATATAGGTATTGATGTTTCTACTTTATATAGATGGAGAGAGAAAAACAGCAACATTTGCAATGCCATAAAAAAAGGACGTGAAGTTGCTGATTATGAAGTGGAAAATGCCTTGTTCCAAAATGCACTTTCTGGTAATGTTACAGCACAAATATTTTGGTTAAAAAATAGACAAAAAGAAAAGTGGAGAGAAAAACAAGAAATAGATGCTACTACATATAACAAAGTTAATATAGTAGATTCATTACCGCAGGATGATTATTATGGAGATTAACATTGACTTAAAAAACATAACTGCATCACATTTTTGGAATTGTTTTAATAGCAAAAAGCCACATCAAATATATGCAGGTGGTAGAGCAAGTACAAAAACAAGTATGTTGTCATTAAAAATAGCAAAGTTTAACTTACAATATGAAAACTGTAATGCAATAATAATAAAGAGATATCAAAACACAATAAGAAATAGTGTATTTAAAGAAATAAAGCGTGCATTAAAAAGATTAGGACTAACTGAAGATGTGGATTACAAAGCAACTGTTAGCCCTTTTCAAATACATATAAACAAAACAAACAATGATATATACTTTGCAGGTGGAGATGACTATGAAAAAGTTAAGGGATTCATAGATGAAGATGCACCTATTAAAATGGTATGGTTTGAAGAATTAACGGAGTTTGACGAACCAGACCAAATAGATCAAATAATAGCTACATTTTCAAGAGGTAATGATGATTGGTTTATAACTATGTATTCTTACAACCCACCAAAAAATCGTTTTCATTGGGTAAATCAATGGGCTGAACAAATGGCGTTAAGAGATGATGTTTTATATTCTCACACTGATTATAGAACAGTACCGGAAAGTTGGCTAGGACAAAAGTTTATAGAAGAAGCCGAAAGATTAAAGAAATATGATGAAAAGCGATATAGATGGATTTATCTTGGTGAAGTAATAGGAATAGAAGGACTAATATATAATCCTGATTTATTTATTATAGAAAGCCCTAATTATATAGAAGAACACAAGTTACGAATATTATATGTAGATTTTGCTATTGACTGTGGGCATCAAACATCAGCCACGAGTTGTGGAGCTTATGGATATGCTACTGACGGACGATGGTATAGACTAGACACATATTATTACAGCCCACATGAAAAGCAAAGAAAAAAAGCACCTAGTGAGTTAGCACAAGATTTATTTGATTTTAGAACAGCAATATGTAAGAAATATCAAACAATAGTGGACACTGAAACAATAGATAGTGCAGAAGGAGCATTAAGAAATCAATATTTTGCGATGTTTGGAATTAACCTGCAGCCAGTAAACAAAGGCAAAGATAAAGAGGAACTTATAGAATATTCACAAGATTTTGTGGATTTAGGAAAGTATGTTATACTTAATACAGCTAATAATTGGATACACATTAAGGAATTAAGAAACTATATGTGGAAAAAAGATAGTGTGGAAAAAGGCAAACCTGAACCAGACAAAGAAGAGAAAGAATTAACTGGAGAAACATACTACAACACATATACAAATGATTATTCATATTACTATGCAGATCACTCTGTTGATGAGTTCCAATATTATGTAAAAGCAAACCTGCAAAAGCTAGGATTAGAATATTAAAGGAGAAAGGTAAATGACAATTTATGATGATTTAAAATCACAATTACACAAAAAAGGTGTAGACATTATAAATGTAGACTACTATGAACTTATTGATGTATGGAAAAGCTGGTTTAAAGGTGTAGTAGATGATTTTCACTTTTATAATGTAAAAGTAGCTGATGGTACAGAAGTACAATGTGAAAAGAAAACAATGTCTATAGCTAAAAAATCAGCAGAAGACATGATGAAATTAAATTGGAGTAGCAAATGCAATATTAAGTTAGCCAATCCTGAAAAGACAAAAAGATTATGGGATGTACTTGATAGCAAACAAAACAATTTTACAATAATGTTTCCACAAATGTTAGAAACGGCATTTGCGTTAGGAACAACAGGAATGACTGAATACAAAGATGGATTAGGTAGGACAAGAATAGAATATATTATAGATCCATCAAGTATTGTGCCTTATGCTTATGATAACTTTAACATAACAGGATTTGTGGAGTTTAATCAATGGCAAGAAACCGAAAAAAATAAACCTGTGTATTATACACACTTAACTTATCACGAGTTTAAAGCTGAAAAAAACGATAAAGATGAATTAATACAAGTATATCGTAAATACAATGAGTTATATAAATCAAAAGACAGTACACAATTAGGAAAAGAAATAGATTTTAGTGAGAGATTTCCGGATGTTGAACAATTAGTAGAATACAACATAGATACACCTCATTTTCAATTAATAAAACCACCAATAGTTAATAACTTTGATATAAACAATCCAATGGGAATAAGTATATATGCTAATTCTATAGACAAATTAAAAGCAATAGACAACAAATATGATAGTTTTGATTTAGAGTTTTTAGATGGTAAAAGAAGAATACTTGTAGATAAAACAGCATTAAAAGCAGCACCACAAGTTGAAGCTGATGGAACAATATCTCAACAATTATTCTTTGATAGAAATGATAGAACATATGTTGCAATGAACGGTATGAAAGATCAACCAGTAAAAGACATAAGTTTTGATCTAAGATATAAAGAACATATAGATAGCATTAATGCTGAATTAAATTGGTATTCAAGTGCATTGGGATTTGGCGAAGACTTTTACAAGTTTGATGGTGCAGGACAAGCGACTGCTACTGAAATAATAAGCCAAAATGATGATGCATTTAGAACTAAACAAGTATATGAAACGATTATTAAAGATGTTATTATAGATTTAGTAAAAGCAATATGTTATTTAGAAGATATTGAGTTAGGTGAAGACGAAATTGAAATAACAATGGATTATTCAAGATTTGAAAATCAAACAGCAACTCAACAAAGGCTTGAAAGAGAGGTTGCCAAAGGCATAACAAGCAAAGTAGAATATCGTATGAAAGTATATGGTGAAGAAGAAGAAGTTGCTAAACAAAAGATTGCAGAGATAAAAGATGAAGATCCTAGTATAGATGATTTATTAGGAACGAGGGGTGAAGAATAATGAAGCTAATAGTAAATCCTCATAAAATAGAATTAATAAAAGAAGAAGCTATAAACGAAAAAGAAATAAATATAAGCAAATGTACATTTGAATTCAGCGAAGAATATAGCGATAATTTAGTAAAAGAAGCATATTTTACATTAAATGGAAATTCATATAAACAAATAATATCAAATAATGAGTGTTCTTTCCCTCCTGAAGTATTAGAGAAAGAGGGAACTGTAGAGCTTGGTGTAGTTGCATATGAAGTACAAGATGAAGAATATGTAGAAAGATTTAACCCTAGCCCTGTATATTTTCAAACATGGATTGGATCATTAAAAGATCATGCAGAAAATAGTGAAGAAATAACGCCAAGTGAGCTAGAGCAATATGAACAAGCATTAAATGATGGTTTGTTAGAAGCTCAAAGAGTAAACATAGACGCTACTAAAACAGGGAACACTGCAACAGTAACAATTACAAATAGACAAGGAACTGAAAAAACAGTAGAAATATATGATGGTGAAAAAGGCGAAGATGGACAACCTGGTGTAACTCCTAATATTGAGGTAGGAAATACAACAACATTACCTGCTGGCTCTAGTGCAACAGTTACACAAAGAGGAACAACTGAAAACCCTATATTTGATTTTGGAATACCAAAAGGAGCAGATGGAGAAGGTAAAGTATCATCTGTAAACGGGCAAACCGGAGATGTTGTAATAAATGTGCCTGATGTAAGCAACTTTATTACGAAAGATGTTGATAATTTAACTAATTATTATAAAAAAACCGAAACATATACTAAAACTGAAGTAGACAACAAAGTATCAAGCGTATATCGTTATCGTGGAACAGTATCAACTTATGGAGATTTACCTACTACCGGATTAGTTGTAGGAGATGTATATAATGTAGAACAAGCAGATAGTGAACACGGAATACAAGCAGGCGACAATGTTGCTTGGAATGGGTCTACTTGGGATAAATTAAGCGGTAATGTAGATTTAAGTGGCTATCAACCATTATTAGTAAGTGGAACAAACATTAAAACAATAAACAACACATCTATATTAGGAAGTGGCAACTTTGATTTACCAAGCATACAATACATCACTATGCCAACAGCAAGTGCAGATAATTTAGGTCAAATAGTTCAATTTACAGGAACAACTGATAGTACATATACAAATGGATATTTTTATGTTTGTGTTAGTGATGACAATACATATAGTTGGGAAAATATAGAAGTGCAACCAAGCAGTGGTGGTATAGCACAAGGATTACACACTTATTGTAAACAAGAATCTACTGATATAATAGTACACACTTATATTTTATTTGATGATACTAACCCTCCAACCAATTTCACATCATTAACAAATAGTTTTAGAAATACTTTGATAAATATTTTAAATTCAGATGATTTAAAAAATAATTATGATAGTTCAATAAGAAATGATTTACAAATATTTGCACATTATGGGGCGTATGGCAATGGTTTAAAGATGTATAAGTTTACAAATTACACACCTAGTGCAACAACATTAAATGGCGGAGGTCACGGATATACATCATTTAGGGATTCCAAATTTGAAGCCATATCACAAGAATATATACTATGTACTTTGACATACACAAACAATGTTGTAACAAATGTGGTTTTTACAGTACAATATGGCGAGCCAATGAGAAAGTTTGAGGCACAATTAAAATTAACAAATGCTTCAGGCTATGCAAGTAATAAAACACAAACATTAATAAATGATAATGGAACATTAAAATGGCAAGATGGTAGTGGCGGGGGTGTAGATATAGATAACACCACAATAACTACAAATGCAAGTGACAAAATACAAGCAGTTGGAATAATAGACCAACAAACAACAAATGCAGATAAAATATGGACTGGAACACTTGTTCAATACAACGCACTAATAAGCGGAGGAACAATAGATAGTGATACATTTTATGTTATAACTGATGACGATGCTTCTAGTACATTAAGACAAAAAGTAGAAGTTGTTACAAGTCAAGATACTTCATATACAATAGCAAATCTAGTAGCAAATAAGTCATATAAATTAGGAGAATTAACAGCATTAACAATAACTGCTTGTGAAACATTTGATGAAGAAAGTGTAATATACTTTGATAGCGGAAGCACAGCAACAACTTTATCATTACCTAATGATGTTGTGGTTATTGGTGACGAAATAGAAGCAAGTAAGTCTTATATAATATCCGTATTAAACAAAATAGCAGTTATAAAGGGCTATGAGGTAGAATAATGAGTGTTTTTAGAAACTTGTTGTTAGCATTAGATGGTAAAAAATTACCAAGTGAATATCAACAAGTAGAATGGATAGCAGGTACTTCTACTGCATTAAATGCAAATAGTTTAGATACTGGCATAAAAATGCAAAATAATATAGAAATAATTATAGGAACATCATGGAATCAATCCTATGGAGCAAGTTATGATAGATTGGCTGGTTTTGATACATTGGGTTGGTTAGAAAGTATGTCAAATAATACTCCATTAACATTATATCCAACTGGCAATTATAGTGGCGCATTTGACACACAACGAAAAGAAGTAAAAGTAACAACGACAAATTGGTCTGTAGATGGCACGGTTATTTCTACATATACAGCAAGTGCATTTGGTAGCACTAATATAACATTATTATCAAATGTTACAGGGGCATTTACTGGTGGTGGAAGATTTAGTATATGGGATTGTGTCATAAAAGTTGGAAGCAATATATTATTTGATGCAGTTCCTTGTTATAGAAAAAGCGATAATGTTATAGGAATATATGATTTTGTATCTAAAACATTTATTACTAAAACTGGTAGTGGAAGCTTTATAAAAGGAGGAGATGTTTAATGAGTTTAAGAAAGGGAAACACGCTAATAAGTGGTGTTGGAATTGATGGTGTAACCCCGACAGCATCAGTAACTAAAGTAAATGATGTAGCAACAATTAGTATTACAGATGCAAACGGAACAACAAGTGCATCAATTAGAGATGGTAGTTCACCTGATAGTTATACAAGTGTGGCTACTACTTATACTATTGCTGAATTAGCGGGTAATGCTGCATATAAATTGGGCGAATTAACTTCATTAACTATTACCGCTTCAATAGCAAGTGATATGGAAAGTGTTATATACTTTCAAAGTGGCTCAACCCCCACAAATGTAAGCATACCTGATAACTTAACAAATTTAGGGGATGTGCCTACATTAACAACAAGTGGTGGTGTAAGCACAGGAACATGTCAAGAAAGCAAGAGTTATTTTATTGCAGTATTAAATAACATAGCAATTTGGAAAGCGTATTAATTATGAGTTTATTTAGAAGTGCAGCATTAATACTTGACGAAGGCAAATTGCCAAGTACATATCAAGAAGTAGAATGGATAGCAAGTGATACAAACCAATGGATAGACACATTATATAGGCCAAATATAGACACCGAATTAATTATTGATTTTCAAGATACAAGTACAAGTTCGTGGGAAAATTATTTTGGAGCAGATAACATATATAGATGTCAAAGGTATACTACTTATCAATCGCAATTTTCTTGGATACCTGATGGAAGCACAGCATTTTTTAATATAAATTTATCTACAAGAATTAAGTTAAAATTTAATAAAAATGGTATATTTTATGAAGATGGAACAGCGCTATTAAATAAAACGATAAGTGGTGTGTCGCCAAATCAAAATTTAGTTTTATTTAATTCATACTATCAAAGCACTTTAGACATGGGAGCGGCTTATACATTATATAGATTTCAAATTAA